AATTCTTTATGTAGGGATAATATTTGATAATGGGTAAAGGCAGGCCTCCAAAACCAACAGCTTTAAAGCGAATGGCTGGCACAGATCAGCCTTGTAGAGTTAATGAGAATGAGATGCAAGTTAGTAGGCTTGCTAACATTCCTGATGCACCTATGCAGTTAAGCGAATACGGACAGCGCGAGTATGAGATAGTTTGCACAGAGCTACACAGCAAGAGGATGCTGCATTTAGTAGACTTATCTTTAGTTACTGCTTACGCTAATGAGATGGGCTTATATGTAGAGATGGAGCAGAAGCTAAAAACACTAGGGCGCATTGATGAGTTTTTTAATGAAGATGGAGCTTTAACTAAAAGACAGGCAAAGCCTGAGCAAAGAATAGCAAACGATGCTCTAGCAAAAGCATTAAAAATAGCTTGTCAGTTTGGGCTAACTCCATCAGCTAGGACTAGAATAAACGCTCCTGAGATTGTAGATAATACTTTTAAATTATGAGTAAATACTATTTTGATGAGGAAACAGCTAACAAGGCTGTTAAGTTTATAGAAACACATCTAACGCATACAAAGGGCGAGCTAGCAAAAAAGCCTTTTATACTACAGGAATATCAAAAGGAACAAATAATAAAGCCTTTATTTGGTTGGAAAAATAAGGAAGATGACAGCAGAAAGTATAGAACTGCGTTTATATTTTTACCTAGAAAAAACGGAAAGAGTACTCTAGCAGCTGCAATAATTTTAACATTGTTGTATTTAGATCAGGAGTACGGAGCAGAGTATTATAGCGCAGCAAATGACAAAGAACAGGCAAAGATTGTCTATAGTGTAGTAGCTGACATGGTTAAAAACAATCCAAAGCTAGAAAGCTATGTAGAAATATTTAAAAATAGTATTGTATATAATGCACAAGGCTCATTTTATAAGGCCATAAGTAGAGAAACAAGCACAAAACATGGCTTTAATACTAGCGCTTTTATCTATGATGAGCTACATGGTATGCGTGATGATGGTACTGAGAATCTTTGGCAAGTACTAGAAACAAGTACAGGAGCAAGAAAAAGCCCTCTATCTATAGCTATTACTACCGCTGGATATGACAAATTTAGCGCGTGTTATAAAATGTATGATTATGCAAAGCGTGTAAAAGATGGTAGTTTAATAGATGAGCAGTTTTTACCTGTAGTATATGAGGCTGATGAAGATGATGATATAAGTGATTCTGAAACATGGGCAAAAGCTAATCCAAGTTTAGATGTATCTTTAAAGCGTTCATATATGGAGCGAGAAGTTAAGAAAGCTCTAGCTCAGCCCTCATATTTAAACATTTTTAAGCGCCTACATTTAAACTTGTGGACAGGATCACAGACAGCATGGCTATCAGATCAAGATATATTAGCCTGTGATGAAACTATTAGCGAGGAGGTTTTATTAAATAGTCCTTGCTATGGTGGATTAGATTTAGCATCGGTAAGAGATTTAACTAGCTTAGTTTTAGTTTGGCGAATAGGCGAAAAAATTATATGTAAGCATTGGACTTTTATACCTGAAGATAAATATGAGGGTAGAACAGGCGGCAAAGATGGCGTAAATTATCAGCAATTTGCAGATTATTTAGAGATAACTCAGGGTAATGTTACTGATTATAATTATGTAAAAGCTAAAATATTTGCGCTCTGTGATAAGTATAAGGTGCAAAGTATAG